AAAATTTGAACCACAGGCTAAAAAAGTAGTAAGATTATTAAGATTACCTGCATTAAAATGCTGATACATGATTGTATCGTGTAATCTTGTTTCAACAAAAGAAGTATTTGTTGCTCCAGATGATCCATTTCCAAGTTGTCCAAAAGAATTATCTCCACAACCATATATTTTTTCATCTCCATTCATAAAAAGTTGTGCAGATCTTGTAATTATTATTGTATGATCACCACCACATTGTATGTTGGTTATCCATCTATCATGTTCTCCGGATACCGGTGCTGTTATAAGTGTGGGAGAAAATCTACTTGTTAAATCTCCTAGACCTAATTGACCTGCATTATTTTTACCCCAAACATAAGCTTGTTGGGGCCCTTGTTTGGCAGTCAACAATGCATTATGGTTATTTCCAGCTGTTATGACATAACCCAAAGTTAGTCCTAAATTGGGTAAATTAATATTACATTTTTGTGGTGTATTATACGCAGGAAATGCACCATCATTTCCAACTTGTCCATGAGAATTATCTCCCCATGCCCACACTCCTAAATTTGTGTCCCCTGGTCCTCTGGCGACAATGACGGTGTGGTTTAAACCACATGCCATACCAGCCACCTGTGAAATATTTTGTACTCTTTTTGGAACTAAAGAATTTGTAGTATTTCCCAAACCCAATTGACCAAAATCATTTTTACCCCAAGAATATAAAAATCCATTAGACGTACCAAGTTTGTCAAATCTTAAAGCAATAGCATGTCTTCCACCAGCCGCAATTAAATTATATTCATCTCCTACTAATGTTGGAATTAATCTTTCATTAGTATCACCTAATCCTAATTGTCCGTGAATGTTGTTGCCCCATGCATATAAATCTCCATTTCGTTTTAATGCAAAACTAAAATTAGATCCACAAGCAACAGAAGACCATTCGGTGCTATCATCGATACGAATGGGTTTTACAACAGGATTTGTAGATTTTTGATTGTTTCCTAGTTGTCCATCTTCGTTATAACCCCAAGCCCATAATGTTCCATCTGGATATATTGCAATGCAATGTTTATCACCACACGCTAATTTATTTCTATTAAATCTGTCGGACGGCGATAACGGTATATTAGATCCCGTTCTTGGAGAAGATTGATACTCTCCAGCAAAAAACCCACTTTGACCACCAACTTCAAATTTACAATCCTCATTTATGCATTCATTGTCTGAAAAACGAGCAAGTGAATAATCTTTTAGTTTTACATAATCTCTATCTGGTCTTTGATCTGTAGTATCGATAAATTGTTCGGTTAATATAGTAAATCCCGAACCATTTCCAATAATATTTGGCCAAGGACTGTAAACATGTTTAGTTACAGTTTTAATTGGTGCAACATAGATACCAACAATTTCAAATTTTGCTTTTGAACAAAAACTTACTAATTGTGTTTCCGGATTTCCCTTAACAGCTATTGTGTTTTCTATTTCTGTTGTTCTTTGTAATTCAAAAGTTTGTCTTTGTCCTACCGGAAAATATTTAAAATACTCTCTTGTTTTTTCACCATTACTTAAAACTAATCTGTCTACTACTGAATTAACTGTTATAGTATCATTGCTATTTTGTAAACGCCTAAAACTAAAATTACACAACCCCACGCTGCCCGTTCCGGGTATAGGACCCCAATTAAGATTTATTGGAGGAATAAGATACGATGCTGTTCCAGTAAAATTAAAATTAATTTGTTCTGGTAATTCGTCTGCTGTTAAAGAAGGACATGCTAACTTGTCTTCACAAGTAGTATCACACGGACAACAATTTGCGGAAGCAATAGCACTTAACATTTTTTATCCTTAAGGTGTAGTGGATTGACAACCACCAACAACAGAATTTGGCGCAGACACATAAAATCTTCCATTTCTATCTATTTTTACCTCTACCATATTACCAATTGGAATATGGGAAAAATAAAAATCTGGAGAATTTTTTAATTTAAATCCTTTATTTAAATTTCCACCAACTTCATTGGGAATACAAAAAGCTCCGGCAGTTGCATCAAGTTTTATGCCATAACCTTGCGCGATAGACATTTCTAGTAAATTATAAGCATACACAATTTCTATTGTTTTACCTAAGTTTTTAATCTCTCTTGAAGTAAATGTTACATTACCGCCCCAAGATTCTCCTGCACATTGTGGATAATCCGATGTTGGTAATCCAGCACACCATTCAGCCTCTCCTAAATCTATTTTATATTTCCATATAGCTTTTCTTGCCGATGTATTGTTTTGACAACCATTACCCTGTTGTTGCTGATTTAATTCATCAACTAAAACTGCATCTATTACCGTACCCCTAAAACCTTTTTCTAGATGGTTTTTGTGATTAATAAAATATTGTTTATTTCCATTAACATCTACTCCCATATAAAGAGGAACTATTATTTCATCTTGGGCATCAAATACAATAGTTGTTCCGGGTGTTGTTTCTTTTTCCAGTGGTATTAAAACACAAGAAATGCCTAAATCCACTGGAGCGTCTGCTGGAAATCCGTTTGGAGTAAATGCAGGTATTGATGATGGGGTTTCGCTTGTAAGCCCCAAACTATCATTTTCTGCTAAATTTAATACTCTTAATTCTTGATCGCTAAATTCAAATCTATTAGCAGAAGGTGGATAAGAACAATTATTATCTACAACATACCTTGAAGGATGCCCATAATACACAAATCTATTAGCCGAATCTCCATAACTATTACTATCAGCACTAGCAAATGTACCAGAATTAATACTACCAACTGCAAATATTTTAATAAATCCTACAGTTTTAACATTCAAAACTCCATAAATTATGTCGTTTTGTTTTTTAACACCTATGTCAAGACCAACACCGGGATCTAATCTAAAACCACTAACATTCCCTTGCATTATTGGAACATTGTTTGCATCTGTAGTATTCCCAAATGGATTACCGGAACCAGTGCAATTTTGGCATTCTTGTCTTGGTGTACCATGTACAGAACCACATTGACCAGAACTTCCTAAAGTAACATTTGTTTCTCCGCCTCCACCTCCACCACCATAATCTGGAAATGTAAATTGCAACTGTTGTGTTTGACATGGAGAACCATCAATTGGTTGAGTAATAGAAACGGATGGTTCTAATGCATCTGGATTTACTATTACTGGAGGAGTTTGTAAAGATACAATTATACATTTGCCGGCAGGACCTTGTAATCCATCTCTTCCTGGCAAACCTTGTGGTCCTTGTGGACCGGTGCCGCCGCCGCAGTCATCTGGTGGTGGAACAACAAATTCTTGTTCACAATCTAATAATTTTGTTTGACATGATTGTAATACATTACCAAATACATCTGCTGTATTATTTCCTAATTCTTGAGCATAAATGTAATCTGGATTTGGAGTTTGTAAAACAATAGAATTATTTTCAAAACCTATTTGTTTTGATGGAAAAATACAAACAAAGATTTTAAATGATGATAAAGACATTAAGTTGTAATATTTGGTGTATAGTTAATAGTTCCTTGCATCAAACGAATAACAAATGCAGTATACGATGAACCGGTTGCGCTTTTTAATCTATAAGTTAATTCTATGTCATAAGCATATTTTCCAACTACTGTAGGATAACTTGACATGATTAAATTATTTTTATTACCAGATGAATTTTGATTTATAACAAATGATATATTGTTTGAAGTACAAAGACCACCAGCACCTAAACTGTCTGGTTCATTTACACAAGAACTTCTAGAAAATGTTTCTAATCCTAAATTCGTATAAGGACCACTAGAACCGCCCGGAGGCACTGGAAATCTATACCAACTTTGACATCCACATGCTACGGAACTTGTGGAAGAAGCATTGCTTTTTACTTTCATAGAAATTCTTAAAAATTCTCCACTACCGGTAGAAGTACTTAACCAGCCAAAAGCATCATTTATATTTGGATATGCTAGTTTTATTTCTTCTGGTACATCAAATGTTGGTGCCCCATTAGACCAAAAAGTTTGATTAGGATTTGGAAGAAATTTAAACAACGATCCGGTGACGTTATTTAATATCTTAAATCCTGCCACAAAATTAGCATTTTGTTCTAAATTAAATTCATAATAGGCTGCTGGCATCGTAATCTACTCCTGTTTGCGCGGATTGCTGTGGTGCTTGATTAGCAGGTGCGCCACTTCCACCACTTGGAACTTGTCCGGGCATTCCACCCATCATTTGAGCAGAAATTTGTTCTGCTCTCATTTGTTCTTCCATTTGTTTTTGTTCTTGTAACATTTTTTCTGTTTCAATTTCTGTATCGATTAAATCAATATCTTCATCAGTTTGACGTAGAATATTTTTACGAATCCAACGTTCTGAAAAATATTTACCAGAATAATCTGACACTTCACGCAAAACTGCCATTCTATCTTTAAGAACTTCAGTTTGTTTAGATTCTAAGAATATGGAATCGGTAGAATATTCAAACTTAATATGTTGACAAATTTTTTCCCATTCGTCTAAATCAACAATACCTTTAACAACTAATTGTGTTTTTAGGAAACTTAAAAACAATTCAGAAAAACGAAGACGCAATCTGCTAATAAATTTAGCAAATTTTACTTCATCTCTACTAATATCGGCGGCTCTTCCCATGTTAAAACCATTTTCGGCTTCAAGACGAGAAGAAGGAATATTTAAACTTCTAAACAGTCTTTTTTGGAAATACTTAACGTCTTCCATTTCACCGAGATTTTGACCACCCGGTAAAGTTTGGATTTCAGTTCCTTTACCACCTTCGCGTCTTGGAAGCCAATAATCTTCCAACATACTCATATGCTTACGATCATCGCGGATTTCTCCGGTATTTGCATCGTATGTAATTTTATTGCGATAACGCAACATAATATCGCGCAGATATTGTTCTGCTTTGTTTTTTGGCAAAGAACCTACGTCAATATAAAATATTCTTCTTTCGGGTGCTCTAGACCAACGATAAATTACAGTAGCATCTTCAACCATCCGCAATTGGTTTAGTGGTTTAATTGCTTTATGTAAATAACTGACTACTCTTTTTGTTCCGTAATCAAACAAACCGGAATGACAATAATTAACAGAATCTGGTGATAACCGTATTCCTTGAGTAGTATCATACATGTTAAAACGTTCTTGAACAGTATACAAATAATACTCTTCAATACCGTCTATAACATCGACTCCATTTATTTTATCTTTTTTCTTTAATTCTCTTACTTTTTTAATACGAAGAGGATCTATTTGTCGTACTTCTTTAATACCTTGTCTTGGATCTTCTTCCAAAATCATATGATAATAAAGTCTTCCGTCTATATACCATCTTCTTGCTATATCATAGCATTTCCTATTAAAATCCAATAAGTATACGATGTGTTCAAATTCATCGTACATTATTTTTTTAACTTCTTCTGGGATTATATTATTAGGTACTTTGTCTATGTTTAATTTAACTATTTTGCCAGAAGCATCTTCTGTTATCATTTCGTTGATAACATCATCTATAGCCATTTCGACTTCTGCATGGAGACTCATCTCACGATATTTTTTAACTAAATCTACGTCAGATTTAACAGTACCATCTAAATCTACATACCATCCTTGAAAACCACCAGCCTGAACGAAGGAAGCACCGTCGTCCATTGCTGGTGGTATTACTGAGGGTATTTGCTGAGACTGCTCTTTAGTTTTACCAAATGTAAAACCGAATACATTGAATGCCATTATAAAACTCCTTCACGAGTATGTAGTAAATTAATTTAGGTTGCCTGCGCGACCACCGGAACCAGAAGCACCGGCTGTTACTTGGAAATAATGATACTTCAAAGTAACTGTAAATTCTACAAGAGCATCTACGTTATCGTGTGACAAATCAACGGCCGATACATCACTGCACCACACTCTATTTAAAGTGTAACTTCTAATATTATTGTGTAGACGATCTCTTTGTGAAAGAATTACATTGCAACCTAAATTATCAGCATTTGGTAATTGACCGACATTATCAAAATGTCTATTCCATGCGTGATTCCATGCTTCAAAGAAATGACGAATTCTCATATCAGTACCATCACTGAGAATTGTTAATTGTACGTCATTGTATACTCTATCACCTGGGAATTTGTATACTCTTCCCATATGATTTACCGGAATTTCTCCCACAGTAGTTTCTGGCAATTGTATTGCTTTAACATAAACATGTTGTTCGTCTATGTTTGGAATAGTAATACCGCCGGGAATAGATCCAGTAATTTGAATATGGAAAAGATTAGATCTTGCGCCGCCGTCGAATTGAGATGTGAATTTGCTAATATCCATTTATTGCTCCCTCTTATACTCCAACTACTTCTTCAAAACTTAATCCTGAAGGTGTAGCGATAAAGTTAAGTTGAATGTAATTGATTGACTTGTTAGGTTTGATGTAAATATCGGCAACAAAGTTATTTGAATCTATGACTTGAGCAGTATTGTTTGTTTCATCACAAACAACTCTGAAGTCTGTAATACCTCTACGTCCAAGAACGTTTCTTAAGAAAGGTGTTACAAGATTAACAAATTGTGCTCTTGTAAATTCGTCATTGAATTCAAAGAGTTGGAATTTAGCGGCTGTAGCAATAGATTTTTCAAGAATTATAAACAATCTACGGACGTTAATTCTGTCAAAAGCCGATGGTCTAGTTAAAAGTGTTTTGTCTCCGAACAACACAGGTCCTGTTCCTGGGAAGGAAACTACAGGATTGATACCAATTCTGTAAAGTTCGTCGCGCTGTGATTTATTTGGATTGAATGGCAATTTAATAACTCTATTAATTCCACCACGATTTAATCCGGCTGGTGAGAACCAAGGATCGTTTGTTGTATCAGTTCTTGCACACAACCCTGCAATATCTGCGTTTAGAGGAATGTAAACATATTCGTCGTTATAGTTATCGTATTGTAACTTATAACCACTATCTGCTACTCCATATGAAGTGGAGTCACCATTGCTTCTAAATGTCAACAAAGCAGCAAGATAAGAACTTGGAACTACGTTGAATCCTGAACCCAATTCTTCTGGATTTGGTGACAAGAAAGCCACAACATCTTTTCTTGCTTCTGCTATTTCAGTTACACGATACGCAGCAGTTTTACCTAGAGGACCAGTAATAAACATTGAAACATCAATAATTTCTGGATCACCCATGTATGTGTTGTATGCTTCTGCTATATCATTATTATCTGGGATTGTTGTATCAAGAGCACCGCCGTCAAGATAAGAAACGTGAATTTTTTGAGTACCTGTATTAATTAAAGCAAATGCAGTTGTTGTTGTTGTTGCAACAGTTCCCCAGGCAGTTCCCGAAGTTACTGTAACATTGGCAGTTAAAGCATTTTCTCCCAAAGAAGCATTATCTAAATGATTTAATGACCAAACATAACGAGATTGGTTATTAATAACATCTTTGTAGTAATTTGTTGTTCCGTTTTGATTTACTGCATTTGATGCTTTTGATAAGTAAGAATATTTTTCAAGAATAGTTCCTGCTGTTCCTGAAATTTTTCCATCTTTATCTATTACGAGAACGTGTATTTCGTCTTTAATTTCGGCTCCAGTTAATGATTGGGCCCAAGGAGAAGTTCCAGGCAAACCATCAAAGAAATTAATGTAATCGATGTATTGATCGTTATTACCATCCGTGTCTGCTTGATAAGTAGCAGATGCATAATAATCCAAAACAACTACTTTAATGCTGTTGCCCAACTCGCCAGGATATTTGGCCGCCCATGCACCATTACTTGGAAGTGG